GTACTAATTTAGATGCTAGTGCTACAGATGCTCCTACTGTTTCTAGTTCATCGTTTTCAAATATGTTTAGAGGTTGTACTAACTTTAATGGAGCGATTGGTAATTGGGATATAAGTACAGTAACAAGAATAGACCAATGTTTTTTCGATTGTTCTTCATTTAATAAAAGTTTAAATAATTGGAACGTTGGTAATGTTACTAGAATGGATTTTCTATTTTACAATTGTATATCTTTTGACCAAGATTTAAACTCTTGGGATACTTCTAATGTTACGAATATGTCTACCGTTTTTAGAGGTTGCACACAATTTAACGGAGACATATATAGCTGGGACACTACTAACGTACAAAATATGAGCGTTATGCTTTATGATTGCGACTTATTCGACCAATCTCTAGCAGCGTGGAATATAGAAAACGTGACTAACTTTACAAGCTTTATGCAGAACGCTAGTGGTTTAAGCACATCTAACTACGATGCAACGCTAATAGCTTGGCAAGCTGGAGGACACGATAACGATATTAGTATAAACTTCGGAGGCTCACAATTTACAGAGTCAGCTTATGCTGCACGATTTAGCTTAATAGAGGACGATGGTTGGACTATTGTTGATGGTGGTATCTTTGACCCAACACCAGCCGATTACATAAGCATACTAACAACAAGAGTAGTAGCTGCTGGAGGAGTAGTAGAGAACACTACAGCTAGTCAGCAATTCTTACAAGACTTAAACGATATAAGCTAATGGCAGACGGACTATTAAATAAAGCAAGTATTATCTTAACTCCTACTGGTTACAAGGCTGGAACGCTTTACAACGTAGCACCAGTAGTAGAGCCTTATGAGGACTTTGACTTTGCTAGAGCTAGTGTTGCTAGTCGAGTTAATTCTAGTGGCTTAGTCGAGATGGTAGGTAGAACTCTTGGTAGTGAGTTAGTTACTAACGGAGATTTTGATACAGATAGTGATTGGGAAAAACAAACAAATTGGACTATTGCTAATGGGTCTGCTAATTCAAATGGTACGGGTTTACTTTATCAGACATCTGTTTCTTATGTTGATGGTAAAACCTATAAAGTAACATTTGATGCAAGTATAACAAGTGGAGGAGGTACAGTTAGATTAGGAAATACAACACCATCAACTGCTTTTACAAATGGTTCAAATATATTTTATTTACAAACAGATGCAAGTAATACAACAAGGTACATTTTCTTTCAAGGAAATTCATTTGTAGGCTCAATAGACAACGTATCAGTCAAAGAAGTAATAGACACCAACAACATTCCAAGAATAAGCTATGATAGTAATGGAGATAATGGTCATATATTGTTAGAGCCTACTTCTACTAATCTTGTTCCTTATAGTGAGGATTTTAGTCAGTGGGCAGGATTAGTAGCGTTAAGTATAGGATTAAATCAAGGTATTTCTCCAAATGGTTCAATAGAAGCAAATCTTCTTTCTATTGGTATAGATTCATCATCAACAAGACACAGATTATATAATTTATTTAATTTTGTTTCAGGAGATACTTATACCTATTCTATATTTGCAAAAAAAAATGAAAACGATTGGTTTCAATTAATGTTTTCCACTTCTGCTTTCGATGCTGAAAGTTATGCTAATTTTGATTTAAACAATGGTGTAGTAGGAAATGAAGGCACTTCTACAACTGCTGATATAATAGATTATGGAAATGGTTGGTATAGATGCTCTATAACTTGTACTGCATCAGCAAGTGTTACTACTACTTATGAGGTTTTAACAACTAACAATACAAACTCAGGTAGATACCCTAGTTATCAATCTAGCGCAGCAGTAAATGTATGTTTTTTATGGGGCGCACAACTAGAAGAACTACCCTACGCTACATCGTACATACCAACACTAACTGGAAGTCAAGAGACAAGAGCTACAGAGACTGCAACTGGTGCTGGTAGTGCTGAATTAATAAACTCAACAGAGGGTGTGTTATATGCAGAGATAGCTATGTTATCAGAAGATGATAAAGCATCAAGTAATCAAATTGCTATAAGTGATGGAACTACTAATAATAGAGTTTTAATTTTTTGTAATGTAGATGGCGATATTTTAGTACAAATAAAAGATACAACAGAAACACCTTCACAAGCAGTATTAACTGCTTTAGACCAATCACAAGGAGGAGTTGATACTGCTGCATTCAATAAAATAGCTATACTATATAAAAGTGGTCAAAATAAACTTTTTGTAAATGGTAGCCAAATAACCAACTCTGCTTTCAATAATTTTGTTTTTGATTATTCTAGTTTAGATAATTTAGAGTTTGGTAGTGGTTCAAATTCTAATTACTTTAGAGGTAAAGTCAAAGCACTAGCAGTATTTAATGAGGCTTTAAGTGATGACGAACTAAATAATTTAACTGGCTGATGAGTTTAAGACTAACAGAAATATGTTACCCAGAGGTAAAGAGTTACTACATCGTTTGGAACGATAGTAATGCGATAGTATCGTATGGAGTGCTAGAGACTTATCAATGCTTAGAGACTAAGTGGGACAATGTAGATTTATACACTAAGGAAATAGATTGGATAAACATATTAATAGATAACGGTATTAACCCTTTTCCAGAGCAATAATGGCAATAGGAACAAGTAAAATATTAAGAGGTAATCAAGGTGGTCACGCTGGTTTTGTTACAGCTACTATTGATGAGAAAGAACTCAAGTCTTTGATTAAGGACTTAGAGAGTCTTAATATGTCTGACAGTAAAAACAAGACACTACTAAGGCAAGGAATGCGCAAAGCATCTAAGCCAATACTGCAAGAGCTTAAATCTATTGTTCCAGTTGAATCTAAACAGCTTAAAAAGTCTTTAGCTATAATCAACGGAAAGAATGTAAAAGGCAAACCACCAACAGTATATGTAGGACCAAGAGTTAAAAAATCATTTGCTAGTAAAGAAAAGTCTGGATTTTATTTCTATTTCTTAGAGTATGGATTTAGAGGTATTCCTGGACTAAGAATGTTAGATAAGACTGCTGCTAGTAAAGGTAACACAGCTATCAATAGTGTTATAGGAGAAATAAAAAAACTCATTGACAAAAGGATGAAGTAATGGAGATAGGAAAAGTAATATACAACATACTTAGCAACGATTCAAACGTAGCTCCTTTAGTTACTACTGACGGTAATTTAAGAATATTTCCTAGTCGTTACAATTTCCCTACTGACGTTAAGTTACCATACATTACTTATCAGATGTTTGGAGATGAGCCTAACAACACTAAGAACGGAGTAAGTGAGTACGACTATGTAAGAGTACAGATAAGCTTTTACCATAACAACTATGCTGACTTAGTAACTTTAGCTGGTCATATTCGTACAGCTTTAGATTATGTTAGTGGTACTTATAGTGGTGTAGTAGTAGACAAGATATTTTATCAAGACCAGAACGAGCTATACGATGATTCTGCTGGTAGTATTGGTTTATATGGTATAGCACAAGATTACAGATTTAACATAAATAGATAGATATGGAAACCTATAAAGTAAAGATAAAAAAGAACATTGAGTGTAGAGGAGTAGAATATGTAGAAGGCGAATCTTACAAAGTAGTAAGAGCAGTCTTTAACTTCTTACAGCATAACGATGCAATAGATACAACAAAGAAAAAATCTAAGAAGAAGGAAACTTCTGAGGATTTAGATATTAGCTAATTATAAATTTTAAAATTAAAAGAAAATGGCAATTTTTAACGGAACGGATTTAATCCTAAAAGTTTCTCCTAGTAGTGGAGGAGCTGAAGCGAAATTGATGCATTCTCAGAATGTTTCACTTTCAATGAATGTAGATACAATAGACATCTCAACTAAAGACTCTGCTGGTTTCAGAGATTTGTTAGGTGGACAAAAGTCTTTTAGCCTTTCGGCTGATGGTCTTATGGACTTCTCAGCAACTGCTGGAGATACTGATGTAGCTGAATTATTTGACCAGATGATGGATAGAACAGCAGTAGATTTTACTTTTGCTCTAGCTACTCCAGCTGGTTATACAATAACTGGAGATGGTTTTATTACTTCTCTAGAGATTAGTGGTGGTACAGAAGATGCTCCAACTTACTCTGTTTCAATAGAGGGAACTGGTGCAATT